CCTTTAAAGAAAGCATCTACTTCAGCTAATAGATCTGCCTTAGATTTGCGTCTATCGAGTTCTATGTCGTGTTCTCTCATTAGAGCCTCTAACTCTATTTTTTTCATTGTCTTGTAATCTGGCACGACTGTGGTTTTTTCTGTCACGATAACTGTGACAACTTCTTCAACAGGCTTGACTAAGACAGTCTCAACTTCAGTTCCATTAATTCTTGCAAGAGCTTGTTCTTCTGTCATGGAAGGTGTGGGTAAAGACATACCACCTTTGACATATCTTAAATTATAAAGTTTATCTCCGTCTTTATTTTCTCCAACGTGAAACATTTCTATGTCACTCATTTTGTTAATCCTTTCGTTTTTTCATATGAACGTAAACCTCCAATTCCTAACATCCCACCTAAAACTGTAAGGAGGGTAGACATATCAAATTCAGGTAAATTAGGTAAATCTACTCCAGAGGCTGTTAAAACAAAAACCAAAAGAGGTTGCAGTACAAAATGATACGCAAAAGCAATTCCAGATGTCCAACCGATAAATGGCCGCCAACCGCCTTTAAACAAGCTTCCAGATGCAGCCTCTGCCTTATTTATTTCCAACTGAGCCAGTAAAGCTTGTTGTGCATGGGTGTCTGCCATTATTGCAATTTCATGGCTTAACTTTGCTTTCTGATCCTTGTCTTCTACAAACTTATCAAGAAGTCCTGTGACTGGACCAACGAGTGATGTTATTAAGCTCATTTACATTCTCCAGACTATATTTGCTAAGAGAAGAATTATCGTCCCAGCAACACCAATTAGAATAGCCTCGATCCTTTTTATTCTAAGGATCGTTTCTTTCCAGCGTTCTTCTAATTGAACTTCTACAACGGTCAACCTACGACCAAGCTCCTCTAGTTTCATGATGCTTTTTTAGTTTCCTCTTCTGACCCAGATGCCAACGATGCAGTCAGCGTATTCATAAACGCCAAGCGTCCCATTTTTAGCTGGTCCATATTGAACTGTGCTGATTTAATTTTGCGGTCCAAGTCTGAAACATGGTTTACCATACCTTTCTGTGCGTCATTCAGTTGGTCTTCAGTGTAGTCAGTTCCGTTGATCGTAATGGTGTTTGTTTTTTTCTCAGCCATTGTGATCTCCTTTCGAGGTTGGGGTTAACTTTCTTGTGCTTCACGCATTGCTTTATAAGCGTTCTTAACATCGTCAGTCCAAGCTGCGTTTGCTATGGCTTGTACGCTTGCGTCTTCGCCACTAATGTCTGTCGCTGTGTGTGTCCACTTGCCATCATCGTCTGCTCCTGAATGAAAAGGTTCTAGAGCATGTCTAAAAAATGAACGAGTGAGTTCTTTCTTACTGCCGTCTGCTTGAGTTTCCCATACGATAGTTGCTTGACGTACTTGTATTATGAAAGCATTAACAACTTCTATTTTGTCGTATTCTATTGTTTTAGTAATATCGCCATTATTTGCCATTTTATTCTCCTATTTTTATGGGCTTGACATGTATGTTCCAGAAATATTTATCGTTCCGTATGTGTTAGGGTCTTGACTATTTACAAAGGCTCCATTGCTTTGCATAGTAAAAAGTGTGGCGGTGGTGGCATTGGCAACTCCTGCACAGACTAAAGTGTGACCAGATGTTATTGGAAGATTTGTAATGTATGGAATTAAACCAGAAGAGCCATAACCCCCAGTGTTAAGAAAAGCGAACGGAAACCCAGTTATAGTAACATCTCCACTAGCAGTTCCTTTTGTGACTACATTTAAACGGTTTTGGCATTGAAAGGTTACATTCCTTCCAACTTTGACATACTGTCCAGTACGAGCAGCGTAAGATACACTGCTATTCCCTGGAGTAGCCCACGTCAATGTTATTGCGAAAGTACCTTCTTCATAATCGTCGAGCAAATTACTACTAACGTTTGTACCAGAACCGTAAGCAGAAAAATCAACGCCCTTACCTGCTGTACCAATTTTTAGGTTGCCAGTCATTACATTAAGTTCACCATCAGCAGCGATTGTTGCTCGTGCTGTACCGTTTGTAGAAAAACCTAATATATTTGCCCCTGATCTATACATTCCAGTATCTGCATCACCATAAAAAGTATGTGTTGGAGCACCTGCTGTACCGTTGGTTGTACCTACTTGTCCGCTTACAGTTAATGTAGTTGTGTCAGGAACCATGCCTATGCCAACACGATCATCACCACCATCAACAAACAGCATATTAGCATTGTCATCTGATTCAACACGGAAGTTTAGGTCAATACCAAGATCATTAACAGCAACTTCAGCAGCCCTGATGGTAATTCTTGGTGTTGTTCCAAGTGCAGAACCTAAACCAATCTGTAAAGCATCTTCACTGTCATCTAAACCAACATGGTAGTCTGCTGCATTTCCATCAAACACAATCTTTGCATCTTCAGCCCCAGCATCACCAATAGTAAGTGTGGGAGTTGTGCCATTTAACAAAGCTCCACCAGTTACTGTTAAAGCACCTGTAACACCAAGAGTGCCACCAATAGTAGCATCATCCGTAACCGTCAGATCGTCTTGAACCTTGAGGTCAACAACAGACAAAGAGGCAAAGGCATCTACAACAGCAGCACCACTTCCTGCACCATTCAAATAAACAGCCTTAGTATCTCCAGCAGGGATCGTTACATTAGCACCTGAGCCTTGGGTTATTATAATATCCTGAGAGCCAGATGTTCCGTTCTCAATAAAACAGACTTTGTTTACTGTATTTGGTGCAATGGTAATTGTACAAGCTGAGTCTAGTGTACCTGTGTATTCTACATACAAAGCTCTAACAGGGTCTGTAGAGCCATCCGCTATAGTTGAGGTATGCGTGTCAGCGTTTGTAGTTATGGCTTCTGTGCCGTAGCCCAGAGCCTCTCCAATCAGTTCTAAGTTCGTGTTAGTGACATTCCCCCATGTTCCTGAGTTGTCACCAGTTGCCATCTCTGATAATCTGAGATCATTTACATAGGTTATTGTCATATTAATCTATCCTTACTATGGCATTATTGGCCGTTGCGGCAGGAAATACGATCTTAAAAGTGCCACTACTTACGGTAAAATCGCCACCAAAGTCCAGAATTGCTATTGCACCTCTAGCATTTGATGAAGCATCACCCAGCGTCTTGTTATAAATTAAAGCACCTCGTGCTGTGAATGATGCTGATGTCCACTCTGGGTCAGCAGCATCAAAAACTCCGCTTGTGCTGTTTTCAGTTACAGCCTTACTTGCGAGTGCGTTTCCACCAGTGGTGTATCCGTTCCCATTCGCAACTTCGTTGGATGTTATGTATCCATCTGTTGTTGCGTTTAGTGTTGCTGAACTTGTGTACAGTGCAATATAGATGTTATCTGAATCTAGGTGTTGGTCACCTAGAAGAACATCTTTTTTAAACAATGTACTCATTGCCTGTGATATAGCCATTTATAAACCTCCGTTATATTCTGCTGCGTAATCTCTTTGCATCTCTTGAACAAATAATTGTGCAGCTTCATCAAATTGTGCTTTATATAGTTTTAGCGTTTCTCCAGCTTTAAGGAAAGCAGAAGTTTCATAAAGTGCTGCTGCTAATAAAACGGCAGGAGCATTTGTATCGATCCAAGTGTTTGCATTGCTTGAACTTAGACCAGTTTCTGGAGCGATAAAATCAACTTGATATGCAAGAGTTGCACTTGGCGTTGGAGCCAAAGTTATAACTGTTCCTGATGTCGTTGCATTTTTAGTTGAATACATTATTGGCGTTCCAGTTGTTGCTGACTTAGGCCAATAATCTCTTAAATAAGAATCCAGTCTATGATTTAAATAATCAACATTTCCGCTTGAGTCAGTTACGGAGACTTGTCTTATCATTCTTGCGGAGGCAACCGTGTAGTCAAAAGTATCAACAACCAGATTACCTGTCGTTATTTTTCTAAAGCAAGGCAGATTAGCCAGCCTCTGAAAAACCATTTCTTCGGCTTGAGCTATTATAACATCTATAGAAGCTGTTAATTCTGTAGAATCATCTTCTACAAAATTTTGTATATTCGCTTTTAATGTTGTGTAACTCATTTAATTACCCCAAGTTCCATCGTTCCAAGTGCCTTGTCCCCAAGATAGAGCGTTCTCTATATCTATGTCAGTAGCATCACCAATAGCACCTGTTCCTGCAACACCTGCTTCTAGCACACTAGCTTCTGGAACTTCAGCACCAACAGCACCTGTTCCTGCTGCACCTGCATTTACTGGTGGATTGCCCTCTACGGCTTCATTACCAACTTCACCATCTCCAGACAGTCCTGTTGCATTTTGACTTAGCTCAACAGTTATACCAGAGCCTGATGAGTTAAGTGCTGGAGTGTTAAGTTGACCACCCATATTTGAATGATTTGTACAATAATAATAAAGTGTTGGTGCATCTGCTGCAACGGTGATTTCAGTATAAGCATTAGCGTTTCCTGGAGTGCCACTTGTTGTTACGCCAGTTGTATATTCTGAACCACCACCGTGTGTACCATTAGATGTTGTTGAGAACCTTAATGGATGACCACTATTTGAAGAATCTGACTGATCAAACCTATACGTTGTTTCCTCTGTCAAACTTATTGTTATAGCAGGACCACCAGTGTCGATGTAGTATCTATTTCCAACTCCTGGATTAGCCACAGTGATAGCCAGAGATATAGTTCCTGAAGCTGGGGTGTAAGATGTTCCACCCATATTGGAATGATTTGTACAGTAATAGTATAATGATGGAGCACCCGAAGCTACAGTAATTTGTGTGTAAGCACCAGAAGAACCAGGAGTTCCGCTTGTTGTTACTCCTGTAGTGTACTCCGAACCTCCACCATGAGATCCGTTAGATGTTGTGCTAAACCTTATTGGGTGTCCTGAGTTAGATGAATCTGATTGATCAAGTCTGTAAGTTTGACCTTCTTGTAAGTAGAGCTGTTGTTGAAGAACAGAATCAACATAGTATCTGTTTCCTGACCCTGGATTAGCTACAGTTATGGAATATTGAAGATAAGCTTCATATGATGCCCCTGCGACTGCACCAGTTCCTGCAACTCCTGCCTCGTCAATAGAAAGTTCTATTGCTTCAGTACCAACTGCACCATCCCCTGCTTGACCTGAAGGTTCTGGATAAATCTCTATATCTATGCTGTCTATTAATCCTGTAAGGCCATGACCAGGACATCCAATAGGGGGTCTTTCTTGTACTGGTACAAAAGGATCGTATGAATATCCAACATATATCACAACATCTTCTTGGCTCTGCCCAGTGGATCTAGGTTTAAAAAGTTGTTCAGCATCAATAATATTCTTCGCAGGAGTTAACTGTGGATGTTTTGGCTCCCACTCATCAGGGGCAACACGCAAGCCATCCCAAGTGGTTTTCAATTGAGTATAGCGTACTCTCTGACCGCCTCTGTCGCTTA